ATTCACGAATGTAAGGAGCCATTATGCGAATACCTTATGCTCATCAGCATCAAGTGCGTTCATAGCCATCTGCGCCCATTGGAAACGGCTTTTCATGTTGACGACACCCGCACCCTCGAACTCTTTCTCAAATACTTCGGTCGCCTCGATGATGTTTTTCGTCGCCTTCAAATGCGTGACGACATGCTTGTATGCGTGGCAAAGCTCGTAAAGGAGATACCCCTCATTAGCTTCATCCGATGTCCATTTGAGCTTGTTTTTAGCGCACCAATCGAAGAACGATTTTCTTCGTGGCCCTGTCCATTGCGCGTAACCGTAGCCACCTTTATTCTCTGCTTGGCCAATTTCATGCAGTCTTTGAAAGCCCATGCTTTCGTGACCGAGATTGCCAAGAATACCGGCAGCTTGAAAATCAGTCAGACCGAAATTGTGCATCAGTGTGCGCATTAACCGTGGTGCTTTTTGCATAAATAATACGTTAGGCATTGTCTCTAATCCAATCCAAGGCAGTTAAGAACGCGAGATAAAAGACAAACTGCGCAAGCAGTATTGCCAGCATAAGGTCGTGCATCGTTAATCCTTGAAATTAATCAGCAGCTAAAGGCGACCGTCAGATAAAGTTGGTCGCTCGGTATAACTTGCTGCACACCGCCGAAGGCTGCTTCGCCGTATAAAATGCCGTCAGCGCCGCCCTTGTTAGAGCTAGAGGTAGAGAAAACGCCGACGAGATTAGTCGTAGAGCTAATCGAAAAGAACGCCGTGTTAGAGCCGTTAGTGATAGACCGATTAATAGCCGTTCCCATGATTAATTGCGGTCTGACTAATTGGTTGTATGCAGTAACCTCAATCCAACCGGGATGGGACGCCATTGTATCGCTAGTAGATAATGTCCCTACACCTGTATAAAGGCCGACATACCAAGCGGGGTTATAATTAGGCGTAGCGAAGAACGATTGAAGAAGATAGTTTGCGCCTTGGTCTGTAACAAGGTTTTCAATATCCTCATTCCATTTTAGCTTGCCATCAGCGCCGTAGCACTTGGCGCTAATTAACGTGCGTAGTTTTGTCTTCTCATTTATCAGCATGATTATTTGCTCTCAGGCGGGAATACAACAACCGTCGCGCCAATAGGCTGCGCGGTAAAGAACGACACCTTTGATTTTGTGAATGTGATTGTGAAATTAGGCGACCAGCTAATCGTCGCGTTAAAATATAGCGTTGTAGGCAAGCGTATTCTGCCGGAGGCCCCGATAGGAGCCGCACCTATGGGAGCAAAACCAAGCATTGATGAGCCTTTATTATAAGCCGAGCAGAGCTTTTAATTCTGGAACCGTAAGCCCCGCCGCCGCGAGTTTCTCTTGTGGCGTTAGTGGCGCTGGTTCTGGTGGTGGGACGTATGGGTTAGGCGTGTTGCCTTCAGCTACCCAAGCAAGATAGGCTTGATAGTCGGTGTTGGCTTCGTCAGCGGGAATGAACGCATTATCAGCGTCACGACGAATTAACGTTGAGTTAGTAAGAGTGTATGTCATTCTTATAACTCCGCAGAAGCTGTAAATGATGTAATTCTTGCAATACCGCTTGTTCCAACAATATCAAGCGCGACATTTACTCTATCAGTGCTAACACTATCTATTAATGGGTATGTAGAAGCAAATCCGCTAGTTGCGCCACCATATGTTCCAGTGACAGAACACGAAGGCGTTGCTCTCATTCTTACAGGTAATGGTATTGCGCATCGACGATAAACAGCGGAACTGTCTATAGTGGTAACCCAATCAGAACTAGTTGGAGACATGTTCCAATAATAACGACAGCATTGTTGTAACTGATCGGAGTAAATCTGCCGCTCATACGGAGTGGCGACTGAGCCGACTTCTAGTTGGACGCCTGTGATGTAGAAGGTAGCAAACGCAGTCCCTACTACTGAGGTAGCGCCTGTGCATGATAAGTAACTTGTCGCAGCCCAAGAACCAGCCGCGCCGCTGTATGTAGAGCCTACACCGATGCCTAAAAATACCTGTATGCCGATGCCGTTAGTTGCTAGCCATGTGCCGGTCGTGTCTCCGGCTATAGTTATGTTTATCGTCGTCCAAGTATTCGCAACAGGGATTGAATATGAAAATGGATAAGAGCGGTTGCTTGCTGAATTTTGCAAACTGCCGCCAAAAGTTCCTGTCAGGCTTGAGTAAACTTGGAAAGAAAGTGTTACGGGTTTGGCGCTAGATGTCCCCCAAGCCAAATCAGCCGTATTCAAGCCCTCAATTCTGTGAATGACGCCAAAAAAATCGGAGGCTGTAACAGCATATGCCGTTGAGCATTGAAGGCCGGCGTAGCTGGTAAAGCCCGCAGGAGGCGTGACGCTATTATAATTCTGCCCCCCGAAAAATTTTGACGCCTGCGTGCCGGAAAAAACAAACCTATCGACCAAAAAATCCCCGTTTGTCGCGGGTGTAAGAGCGCCACCCGCGCGCCTCTGGTCAACCCGCATATCGCCATTGATAATACGATTGCGCTTGAAGCTGCTGCCCATAACGAGCGTATTGCCAACGGTAGCGTTGCCAGAAGCATCTAGCGTGAGGTTAGGCGTTGTTGAGCCGGTGGCTTGTATGACTGATGTTTGTAATGTAGCTGCCATTTATTCAAGCCTTACCAGTTGTAATGTTCTTCGATGATGATGATGCCAGAGCCGCCAGCGCCGCCTGCGTTACCGTTTGTTCCTGCGGTTCCCACAGCTCCACCAGCGCCTACAGAATATGAGTAAGTTGCGCTTGGTGATGAAATTATGCAGTCGATATAGCCACCGCCGCCACCGCCAGCCCCACCAAAAGAAACAGTTGATGTGCAACCACCTCCAGAACCGCCACCTCCAGTGTTAGCGTTCCCGTTGTTTCCGCTTGTTGACGCAGGAGCGCCTCCAGCAAATGCTGATGAACCACCAGCGCCGCCGTTTGCATAAGCTACAGTAGCGTTTGCGCTCCACGCATTACCGCCTCCACCACCTTGCAAAGCAACGCCTGTTGCGCCAGCTCCTATTGATGCAGTTCCACCCGCACCACCGGCACCGCCTGCAGCACCACCAGCCCCACCACCATTTGCTGTTAAAAACGATGAGCCTAATGTTGTCGCACCACCAGCACCGCCAGCGCCTTGACCGGGGCTACCACCACCGCCACCACCAGCTCCACCACCAACCATACGAACGCGAAGCCACGTTACGCCAGTTGGAACAGTGTAGGTGCCGGAGCCGGATGTGTAGAATGTCTGCGTAATTTGCGGGTTAGAACCAGATACAACCCAAGTCGCCGTTGTTGAATTGTAAGTCTCCAACACGCGAATAGATGTATTATAGCCCGTCTGTCCAGCTACGGGCGATGCTGGACGTGTGCCGGTTGTCCAGCTTGGGAAGACTTCGCCTGTCGTGCCGTTAAGAGTTATTGGCATTTATGCGCTCCTCGCAAGGAAGCCTTGTAAATAAGTAACACCAGTTGATGTATTGTTTGCAGTTGAGACAGCGCAATAAGCCCACAATTCAACATAGTCACTTGAACCATTTAAATAAACTATTCCAGAAACAACACTTAATGTTGTTGCAGTTGCGCCGCTATAACTCCCAGTAAGATACATTGATCCATTTTTATAAATATAAACTTGACAAGGATTGCTAGCTGTTGATGTCGCACCTGAGATATAATAATAACCTGCTACTGTTGGCTGGAAACGATAATTTGTTGTTGCATCAAATGCGCTTGCAGTATCAAAACCGGGGCTTGTCTTTGCGTTAAAAGTAACTTTTACAGTTGCTGATGTTATTGTTGTGGCAGATGTTGTGTAAGCATAAAACGCAGGCCCATTGCCAGCAACATTCGTTGCAAGATTACTCTGCGCTACAGTAGCCGATGCAAGCATCGTTCCTGTAACAGTCCCGCTATCCGCAGACGTAATGATGTTGCCGTTTACAGCAGGAGCTGTGAGCGTCTTAGCTGTTGCAGTAGAAGCAGGCGCGATAGTTACCGAGCCGCCTGACGCATGATTTAATTGTATTGCGCTCATAATATCGTCCACACGCTGTTAGAGCCAAGTGAAACCGTAGCAGACGCGCCGATCGTTATCGGGCCTGTGCTAGTAGCGTTGTAATTTGTGGGGATTGTGTAGTTGTTATTCACAGTCTGCGAATTAAGCATAAATACGTTATCGCCACCCGCACCCGTTCCAGCAACCATCGTCACTAACTGACTACTCGTCATATTCGTGAGCTGCGAGCCGTCAACAGCAGGCAGCTTTGCACTACCGTCTAATTTAACGAGTTGGTTAGCAGCCGTTCCGATATTCGTTAATTGCGAACCATCTACAGCAGGGATTTTAGCCGTTCCATCAAGCCGCAATAAGTTAAATGCAGCCGTTCCACTCTGTAAGTCAGCAGCTAGAAACGTGATATAAATAGACGCCGCTGTAGAGACGTTAAGAAGGCTACCAGTGCTTGATTTTACGAATGTGCGCGTAACAGACACAACCCCGCCAGATGTGACACCTGTGCCTATTTCCCAATCGTTACCGCTACCGATTAAGCCGGGGTCTTCTATCTTATAAGAAAACTGTGTCCCATCAGTTAAGCCAGCGCCGGCAAACGTATCGAAGCCTGCGATATTAGAGCCAAGCGTCAGAATACCAGTGCCGCCGGTAACGATCGACATTTTAGCATTGTTAAAAGGAGTGCTTGCAGCCATTTATGCGGCCTCTAGGTTTTAATGCAGTAGAAAACAGAGAAGTTAGTCGGGCGCGTCTCATTACCGCCGCTCGCAACAGCCGTAATACCCGTAGACGCCGTGTTGACGCTGATGCCGGTTGCAGCAGCGTTAGCAGATATGGCAGTCGTAGCAGCGTTAATGCTGATGCCCGTTCCAGAGGAGTTAGTATTCGCCGTTGATGAGCTGCCAAACCCAACGAGACCACCACCGCCGTTACCGTTCGGGCCTGTTGTGTTAATACTGTGCGAGTGGCCAGGGTCAGAAACGCCGTGGCTATGTGCCGGGTTGTTAATTCCGTGATTATGCGACGGGTCAGTCACACCGTGGATATGGCCTGGGTCCGTTATCGTATGCGTATGCGAAGCGTTCTGGTTAGCCTGCATCGTGCCTAATGCAGCCGCAGTCGTTCCACCATCATAACCGCGTAAGAACGCAGCCTTGCCGTTGAAGTTAGGCAAGTTAAACGTGGTTGCACCGTCACCAGCGCCATACGTCACGCCAATAGCAGCAAACAGCGAGGCATAAGTAGCGCGAGAGACCGCCTGACCACCACAAGATAGCCAGCCAGCAGGAGCCGTCGCCATCGCATAAGGCATAATCGCGCCAGAAGCGATCACCGCATCGACATAAGCCTTGTTAGCAGCGTCCGTTGAAGCAGTTGGCGTCGCAAGGTTATTAATGTTATAATTCGCCATCGACAGATTAGCTTGCATACCAGCGCGGCCAAGACGGTCTAGGCTGTTAGTAACCTCAGAGCCTAAATCAGTGATTAGGCTGTTATAGGCGGCAGAGGATATAGTCGTGCCGGAAACGGCAGCAGTATTAGATGGTTGAACATACGTTCCGTTCGATTGGCGCGGCAAGGTATTACCTCATGTATTACATTCTGATTACCGCGCTCATTTTGATTGTCTCATTAGAGGCGGCAGGGTTGCGTTTAATTCACGAATTTCTAGGAACCGGCGCATATCTGGTTTTTTGCGCAGGAGCTTTTTACTGTCTTCTTAAAATTGCTAAGTCTATTGACGACCGGGAACGTCGATAACAGGTAGAACAGCCGTTCTAGCGCCATTAGCAGCTAACAGAGCCGCAGCTAACGAAGCCTTCGTCCCTGCCTTGTCCATCTTTTCGCTAGTTGTGACTTTTCTATTCAAGCCCTTTGCGAGAGCCTTAATATACTGGTCGCGTTCAGCGCCTTGTGCCGTTAGTATCTTTGCCATTTCTGGGTAGTATTCCGCAGACCTTGGCATACTCTCTGCAAATCTCTCCAAGATAGGCGAGATTATCGCGTCTTTAATACCAGCCAAACCACCGATATTCTTAGGCGCTTCTTCTTTAGTCGCTTGCAGTTTCGGAGCCGTGACAGAGTTCTGGTTTATTTTACCATGCGTCTCAGCGAACTGCTTCTCACGCTCGACAGCGTTTAATACATTGCGCGTCTCGTCTTCACCAAAGACCTGGCTTAATAGCTCGCGTCTAAAGTCATTATCGCCGCCGGTAATTGACTTGCCGGCAGTTAGGTCGTTAGCCGTATGACGGAAATTTTCTTCTATCTTAGAGCGCGCACCGTTACGGAAATCGACGTTAGCCGAGCCAAGACCTTTGCGCAGCGCCTCTAGCTCAGTCGGCCACATAGGAGCTTCACCAGGCTTACCGCCGAACAGCTCATATCCCTGCTTTAATGCCTCATCGCGCTTTCTAATCTTAGAGCTTGCTCTATTAGCCTCACGATAGCCTGGAACTTGGTTTTCCAGAATATCATTCAGCATACCGCGCACATGCTTCAACGCGCCTTGCTGTGTCGCTACGTCAGAAGCCTGCATACCAAGACCAGGCAGATTATGCTCAATCAGATTATCTAGCTCGCCCTTAATCTTATGCAGATTAACAGGGTTTGTTTTAGGTATTCTTTGCGGAGGCAATCCAGCTTTCAGACGCTCATTTGCCTCATTAGCCATTTGCTGCGCTTGCCGGCGCATCTCTGCACGACCACCTTGCGCTTCAGTGGATGATCTTAGCCATTCATCCTCTTGCGCGCCAGAAGGCGTCCAATTTTCCTCAATAGCCGCTTTCAAATCGTTCGGGGTGCTATGGATGACTGCCTCTTCCGGCGAGCCGTAGAGATGATCAAAATAACCCGCTTCGGCCATTGCCTCGCGCACCTTGTCTGCATCCTTGCCTTTAGCATTAAGCAGACCAATCATTTCCTTGTTTACTTCGCGGCTTTTCAAATCACCGCCGACATCTTTAATGCCGCCCATCTTACGAGCGAACTCTCTAGCGCCGTTAGAAGTAGTGCCGCCATCTGGAGGCATGTAGTCATCGGCTTTCGCATACTCTACAGACGCATTACCTCTTTCTGGGTTTTCCATCATAAGGCGCTCTTTAAGCGTCGCTAATGCGCGCTTTTCGCCGCCCTCTGCATACGGTAAAGTCTTGTCTAAATGGTCGAGTAGAGACTGTGTATCGACACTAGGCAGCTCAGGGTTGCCACCTTCTAAACCAGCGCCGACACGATAGTTTTGATAGTCAGTGCGCTTCAGCTCATTCTTAATATTCTTATCAAGAACGCGAGGCGCTTCAGCCGGGCCAAAGTTAGCACTCACATCACCGAGAAGACGATTGCTTGTCCCCTTGTTACGGGTTGTCAGCATTTGTGCGATCGTATTGCGCGCTTCCGGCGAGTTGCCAGAGACACCCATTGCCTTGCCTAAGAAAGCAGGCGAGAAATCCATTAACGTCGCTTCATCACCGAGGCGACTTGCAGCATTATCAGCTTCACCAGGAGCCATTTGCTTTAAGGCTTTGATGAGAGACTTGCCGGCAGGAGATGAGATCCCATCATAGCCGCGCATACTATCTGCTATGGTCGAGCCTACGGCGCCCAAGCCTTTAGCCAGGATAGGAACGCCGCCACCTAACACAGCGCCACCCGCCGCACCTGTCGCAGCACCTCCGGCAGTTCTACCTATATCCGTCAAATCCGGGCTATCAGAGGCCCCTTGTAAGGCGCCTGCTAACGCACCAGCTTTTGAACCGGCAGCAACACGCGACAGCATAGGCCCAGACATAACACCGCCGGTTAGAGCCTCCGGCATCAGAGGCAATGCAGCGACGTTACCGACAACATTACCAATCGTGCTTAGGACAGGGTGCTTCTCACGGTAGGCGTTCGTCTTTTCTTGTTGAACTTTCAGATTGCCGGAATAGTCCCCGAAATGCGACCCCTCATCCAATGGGATAACGCTATTTGCAGCGGCAGCGATACGGTCAGCAAGACCAAACGTCATGCCATTTGCTAAAGAACGACCGACATTCCCAATCGAGAAGTCACCCTTATTATCCGCAGGCGCTTCTAGCTTGGCAGTATCAGCAACCTTGCTAGGCAGACTTTTCGATATCTCATCGACAGTCCTTTGTTGCTCATCGGGCGATAGGCTTCTAAAGCTATCGTCAACCGTGACTGTGTGATCGCCTATCTTTAGCTTTGCCATTATTCAACCGACCATTTTAAGCCGTTGCTGGTTGTGCCGCCATTGCCTTTATACTCAGGCACCTTGTAGGCTTCGCCCTTATCCATGCCCTTGATCGTCTCGCGGGCTTGGCGAGGCGCATTTACAGCCATCTCAATTTCTTGCTGCATAACGTCCATAATGGCGTGTAATTGCTGTGGAGAGCGCGCCGCAGACATGCGTTCGATCGTATCACGCAGGACGCTTTCGTGCGGCAGACCTTTCGGATTAACCGCTCTTGCGTATGTGTTAGCCAAGGTAGCCGCAGACTGTCCAAACGCTTGAACCTGTGGCTCGCCCGTATGATTTTTGAAAGCGTTAATTGCCATGTTAATGTCTGGCAGATTACCGTTTCCAAGAGCATCAGTAGCCTTGCGTGTAATCGTCAAGGCGTTACCGGCTTCAATAGCAGACGTTACAGCATTACCCTCTTGCTGGCCGAGCGTTCTCTCTCTTGCTTTAACGCCGCCATACTCAGCCGCATTTTGCATAATATCCGCAACAGACTGATTAGCCTCGCGGCGTCTCTCTGCCGCTCTATTTTGAACTTGCCCGAGTATTTTGCCGCCCTGCACACCGCGACCTACATTTTGTTTCCATGACTTATCGCCAGCGTTTTCAGCGATAGCGGCATCCTCAATAGCGTCTGAGCTCCAGCCTTCTTCTTCTGGCTTCTGATAAATAACCTTGCCATCATCATCGACAAGCGCGCCGCCGATAACATGACGATGATTGACGCCGTTATTGCCGCCGGCCTTCTTCCAATCTTCAAATGAGCGAGGCATTTCACCTTCCCGCACATTCTTCTTATAGTATTCATATTCCTTGATTGATGTTGGAACCTCTTCTCTTTGAGCAGGGTGAAACATACCATGCTCATCATACTGGCCTTGCGCGCCGTTCGGGTCTTGCGACCAAGGATGAGGTTGTGACGCAGCCGCAGCGCGCCGGTCATCATCTATCTGCTTCTCTCTAGCCGCTTCTAAATGCGACATATATTGGAATATCTGCCGTTGCTGTGGCGATTGCGTCGTATCAAGCGCGCGAACAGCATATTGAACGCTCTTACGCGGATCATTCAACATTTGCTGAACTTCTGGCGTAGCCTGCGGCGCTTCGCCTTGGTCTACCAGATTGCCGATAGCGTTTTGAGCCAAGCCTAAAAGACCGCTACCGCCATAGTTTTTCCTCTCTCTATAACCGCCCTGTCCCCAACCGGCAGCGCCATTACCAGCGACTTGCTGCGGAGCTTCTTGCGGAGCCTCTTGACCACCATCAAACATGCCGCCGATCGCATTACCAATAGCAGAAATAGGGTTATCATCTTGCTGTGGTTGTTGACGCAGGCCGGCAGCTAATTGGTTTAATTGAGCCTGTGGTGGACGCTGTGGAGGCAGCGGGACGTTGTTCTCAGGCGCAGGCTGTGCGTTAGCCATAGTAGGAGGCAATTGACGAGGAGAAGCATCATTAGCTTGTGACAGTGAAGCCACTTGTTGAGGCGCGACATCAGCAGCATTAGACTGAGGCCCAAGAGCTTTAACAGCTTCTAATGCCTCAGGCATATATCGCTTGTAAGAGCCATTCAGATAGGTAGACCAATCGTTAAAGTTACCGCGTCTTTTTGCTAAATCGAGGCCAACGCGAATATTCGTCTCAGGGTCGAATAATTGCTCATTACTGGTTAAGCCATAACGCGCGCGTCTCTCAGGCCCCATGCCGCCGAGCATGTTAATTTGTAATAGCCCATGAGATAAGTCTTTGCCCTTACCATTAAAGGCATGAGAATTGCCACCGCTCTCAGGACGCGATATTGCAGCGAGTGTTGCAGCTTGCTCAGGCGTAGCGCCATTCTTAAGAGCCATTTTGGCGACATCTGAAATACTAACGTCGCCTTTAACATTCTTGCCAAAATCATACTTTGTGACAGGAGCAGGACCATCAGATGGAGGCGGGCCAAACTCCGGCGCTCCACCGTCAGGGCTTGCTACTGGATTGCCTAATAGCCCCGCTAAAACATCAGAACGACTACTGCCACCACCGCCGCCGCCGCCAAGGTCTTTATACTCTCCTGCTTCCGCAGCCATTTGCTGATTTTGCTGTAGCAGTTGCGCCATAGCTTGACGACGACGCGCAGCCTCTTGCGCCTGTATCTCAGCGCCAGGGTCAGCAGCTAATATCTGCATCATGTTAGGAGCTTCTAAAGCCATTAACCAGCCCCCATACCAAAGCCGCCGAGAAGTTTACCACCTAAGCCAAACAAACCGCCCATCATTGCGTTAGATTGCGCCATCTGCGTCGAGTAATTATTCGACGCCATACCGCTATAGTCCGGCGCTTGGATGCTTTCCTGTGGGGTCTGAGTAAGGCCAAGAGACGGAGCTTGCGCAACTTGCCCGCCGCTTTGAAGAGCCGATATAACATTAAACGGATTGTTATACGCAGCTAATCCGGCAGTTAAATTCTGAATACCTGAATTTTGCCTGTTTAGCTCGTTCTGGTTATTCTGATTAACAACCGCATTATTCTGGCTAAACATATTCTGAGCGTTTTGATTATTCTGGTTTACAACGCTATTATTCGCCCCAAACTGTGTTGCGGCATTATTATTAACCGTATTATAGGCGTTTAAATTGGCCTGGTCATAAGCATTAGACTTAGCCACATTAAAGTCACGATAGGCATTATCATATTGATTGCCACCAGGGACGAGGCCATCGTCAGCCATCTTCTGGTCAAAGTCGTTCTCTTGCTGGCTCCAATAAGGATCAAGCGTAGACTTGTTTAAATCTGATAATCTTTGAGCGTCTGCATTATAGCTTAAATCTAAATTAGGGTTATTATTCTGCAATGACAGATTAGGCGTGTTATCCCGTATATTTACGTTATAGGGACTATATTGCGGAGATTGAGCGGAGATATTAGCGGCATTATTACCGGCAAAGCCGTTAGCCGCATCAGAGATACCTTGCGAAAATGATGTGTTCGTATCTAGCAAATGCTGGAACTGTGGATTAAGCGACTGAGTAGCTGTATAGCCACCGGGAGCATTGCCATCAGGCGTCCAAGACAATGAGCCGTAAGGCGTGTTCTGCCCGACCATATTCATTTTTTGTTGTTGTTGAGCAGCATTATTATTCGCTTGCTGCTGGATCATCGACGACATCGTCGGATCTGGGGCTGATGGAGTGCTACCCATTTATAACCTCACTAGACGTTGTTCTTTGGCGAGCATACCGAATATTATTGCGTCTTCGCCATTAAAGTATTCACGCAAAACACCCTCCTGCTTTGCGCCTGCTTTTTCGATTGCGTTAATTGCTCGCTTATTACTTGCTCTTGTTCGAGCCGTAATCCTGTGACACTTCAGCTCGACAAACGCGAGATATACAATAAACCGTATAACTCTAATCGTTAGCTTCTCATGAATTGCGACCGTCAGCTCGACGTTACCGCTTTCATACCCGTTAAAGATAAACGCGCCGACTATATGGTGATTTTCATTAACAACCGTAAAGCCACAAAACGGAGCAGATATGTTAAAGCCGAGAGCTTGGTCGATATATTCCTTAGCGCCTTGGTCGTCCCGTATGGCGTCCTTAATCAAGCAATTATCTCTGCTTCTTCGAAAAGCACATCAGTTCGCATCAAGCGAATATCAGCGAATGATGACGCCGTAGAAAGCGTAATCTGTAAGATAGGCGCAAACAGTGTTCCAAAGCCGGAAACAGTCTGCCAGTAGTTTTGTGTCTGCAATGCACCTGTCCAATTAACCTTATCCCACTGTGACGTATTCCACACAGGCCCACCAGCAGGAGGGACAGAAGCAGTCGGAGCGTTAGGTAAACTAATGTCGAAATCCACATTCACCTTAACATCGAGTGTATAGCCCATGTTATTCGTGCAATAAGGATGGATCATCCTCATTTGTTTATGCGTGACATCGCCATTAATACTTGAGAATGAATAAAAGATAATAGCGTTATAGTTCGCGCCGTCATCAGCAGAGCCTATCTCGCCCTGCATCACACGACCGTCAGAAGAGCCAAAATAAAGATTATTATTATATACAGCGAAACAATTGGCGTCCCATCCAACATAGCTAGCCCACGCACCCGTTCTAGCGTTTACAACATACTGCGTTTTGTCTGTGTCGGACGTTTTAGGTAGATTAATAACCGCCATACTCTCGGTTGGCCACATTGTAATCTGCCAACCAAGCAAACCAATTCTAGCCGCAACAGCATCACGCCACGCGGGCTGGATAGGCTGTGTCAACGCAATATTCTGCAAGGCGATCTGATCGAGCTGCTGGATTTGAGACATCGAGATGATGCCGTCTTGTGTCATCACCATCAAATCGCCGCCTGCTTTTTGCAAGCAATTTGTGCCTAATGGCTTGGCGACCTTATATGTGCCTTTCAATGTCCAAGTAGACGGGTCAGAGCCGTCATACATAACGACCTCACCCTCAGATGAAACCGCTACAAATGCCTCGTAAATACCGCTAGTGCTATCAATCGCCCATGTTCCAGAGGCGACAATATACCCACCATACTTAAACACGCCCTGCATCGGGAATACCGTAGCAGCGCCAGCAATCGCATTAACAGGCAAATACCAAATATTAAGCGAATTATTCTCAACAAAATATAATCTATTCTTAAAGACAGAGACGTTAGAAAATATCTGCCCCGTTAAGCCGGTAATTGCTGGAACCGACCAAGCACTACCGTTCCATTGCAAGACGCTATCATGTCCATTACAGGCGACGAGATAGCTGCCGCCTAATCCTTGGAACTGCACATATTGTAGATAGTTCCATGACAAGCCCGAATAGGATGCAGAACCGACAGCGCCAGTGCTAGACACATCATAGATATTGCCGCCACACACAGCGAACATTTTACTGGTCGTGCCGTTATTCCACGGCATAATTGTAGCAACCGTGTTATTCGGCATACCCGTCGCATACGCCTGAGAACCGCGACGAATACGAACATAGTCAGAACGAGGAAAGCAATTCTGCAATACATACGCTGTGCCGGGGGGTGCTTCTGCAAGGTTTTCGCCAACCATCCAGCCCTTTGTCGGAGCTGGTAATTGAACTGCCTTGGAAAGACGCCCTTTGCTACCCTGCGCCTTATCGCGTAAAGGTAACTTCCTCATGGAGCGACATAGCTAATTGTTCCCGGCCAGAACGTGTCCGGGTTGACGGTATAGGTAGAGGTAGAAACAACACGCTCGTTATTTTGCTGGCCTGCGTTCCTCTCTAATGCGTCTTGATAGGTTCTAAACTCTTCAGCGTAATCTAACCCCTTGGCGCGCTTCCACTGCCATATGGCGCCCTTCATAATTATGTCTTCATCAATCAAAGAAATGTCGTTATCGTTCGACCATTGCATAATTTGTGAATTGGTCGAATACTGCGAAATCCACGCCTTCGTGAAATACCAGAATGTTACAATTTCACCCGAAGCTAACGCGGGCCATATCTCGACTTCACCGTTAATAATACGCCACACAGGATAAGCAGGATAAGCAGGCAGCGCCTTCATCTGGTTAAGCCATTCGTCATTGACAGGCCCAATGAGAGGATTAGTTGGACGCGCCAAGCTAATGAAAGCCCCCATCGGAGACTTGTCGCTAGGACATAGACGCATCCAATCCGGCGGGATGTTAAACATGGTCGAGCTACCGTCACCGATAATTCGACCCTGTATCTTTAAAGCGTTCCAATCGTAACGCTCTAATAGCTCCCTACCCGTATCTTGAGCAAACGCGACTAATTGCAATACACTTTGGTCAGATGACGAAAATGCAGACGCCGGGGTTGTCCCAAAATTGCACCGAAGCGCCGCGCCTTGAATTATCGTCAACAAACTCATTAGTCAGCCTTTGTATGTCGCACAGGAGCCTTTTTAGGCGTCTCCCGTTCCATTTCATCAATACGCTTCTCTAAGCGTTCTAACTGTTCTCTGAGGCGTTCATTCTCAGCCGCTAGTCTAGTAGCGGTCGCGCCGTCTTTCGCTTGCTCTAGCCACGCCTTGGCCTTCTCACGCCATATGCGGCCTTCAGCAATGCGGTTAATATTCGTATCAGCTATGTCTCGCAGGCTTTCGACCGAATAAATGCCCGCGCTTTCAAATTCTGCTATCTGCACAGGAGACAAAAGAGGCCAATGCTTAATTGGCGTTCCCTCTACATGCTTTTCCTGCTTCTTAGCCTTCCAGGCTTCATACTGAGCCGGAAAACGCTCTTTAATGTTGTTGTCTACGGGATGGACAGCGACGTTAAACATATCGCCGGCAACAATCAGTCTTACCCGCTCTTCTTCACGAAACTTAGGAACACCAGCCTCTTCAGACGCTTTAGCATCCGGCACAGGCTCAACAAAGAATATGGGTTGAACACCCTTATTCATTTCAGCGTAATTAATACCACCAAAACCACCGTTCACCGTCGCAAACGGATCACCCACGCCACCTAAATAATCGTCCATAGTTCACCTTTGGCCGTTGAAAAGCCCATAAAAAAAGGGGAGCAAAATGCCCCCCTCTTTGAGTTTGTTACCTAACTATTAGTTAGTTTTATCAACGATAGGCCACCAAAGCGCACCAATCGTGTATTGCGATGTGGTCATGGTGACTGATGTGCCTGTAGCGGTCGCATTAGCCGAAAGGGTAATGGTATAAGCTCCTGGAACACCGTTGATTGATACGATCGTGCCTGACACGCCCGTCCCACTGATGGTCTGGTTAGGGAAAACACCCGAAATATTCGAGATGTTCGTCAGGGTTGGCGAGCCGTTGACCGTGTTGGCGGTAAACGAGCAAGTCGTCCAGGTAATCGTTGTGCCAGTGTTTGTTGCAGTAGCCAGAGCAGAGCCACCAGACACGACGTTGCCGAGCGTGATGGTTGAACCAGCGATTGCCGCAATAAACGCACCAGCAGGAATACCCGTTCCACTTACGCCCATACCGATCTCAAGACCCTGGTTTGACGATACGCTTGTAAGCGTAGCTGACCCAGAAGTCGTGTTAGCGGTAAACGTGCCGCTCGTCGCGCCAAAGTAAAGACCCTGTAGAGCCTTTGACGATACTGTCGCAGTTGCAGGAACTTTAACCTGGCTCGCCGTCGCAGTTGTCTCACCAAGGCCAGTAACGACCGAGGATGAAGCAAAGTTGACAAGCGAGAAACCAGCGCGCTGCACCCAAATGCCATACACACCCGCTGATGGGAATGTATATGACCAAATGTTGCCGCCGTTGCTAGCCGTTCCAGGATCACCATAACGACCATTCAGAAAGAACGTAGCGACGTAGTTGCCACGAATAGCAGCAGAAGTCGTAAGCTGATAAGCCTGACCCGTGTTGTCTACCGACAAAACGTCACCCTGGTTCAAAGTCAAACCAGCGGTAGGCGTAAAGAACGCGTAAACAAACTCAGCGCCAGCGTCACCGCCAACAACCTCGCCTGGACGGAAAGACGGAAGAGGCCCCGTCTTGCCCGTAATGTCGATAGGGCCTTCTGGCGCATATGTTCTAGCGCCAACGCCTTCATACTGTAAAATTGCGATTGCCATTGTCAGTTATCCTTTCTTATTGCCAGAGGACGGCTTGAAGGGAAGGATTAGCAATCGTCATATTGCCTGCCCATGCCATAATGCGAACAATCGCATCCTGGTTGATGTTGGTTCTATCACCGCCGATGACCTTGAAATTCCGCGCAGAATGTGGGCGGTAGAACAAGTAATCAGAATTGATAAAATACATCGTGTTCGATGGGATCTGACCGTTTTTGCCGCCATCAAGAACCACATCAACAGACTTGCCTGCGCCGTAGTATTTCAATGAGGTAAAGCCGATGCCAGCGGTTCCCTTGTCGTCAGTGATACGCTGAATTGCCTGCAATGAGTTGAGGTAAGCGAGATAATAGTTATTATCCGCTACGATCAAATCAACGCCGTCGCTATTACGCTTCAACTGAATTGTCGTTGAGTTCATATAGCTCTGAATGTTAGAGCTTGTAACAACACCTCGCGTATCAGTATTAGCGTTCACAGCTACGTTACGCCACCAGACCTGTGACGAACGGTCGATACCACCAACAACGCCAGACGTTGGCGTTTTAGAAACCAACAGCGCAAGACCGTTGATCTGCTTACCACCCCAACCTGTGCCGTCTGAATAAACAGCAGCACTCATCTGGTTCCAAAACGTGTCTTCAGCCGTATCTACGCGGGCTTCGATGAGGTCAATCATCTCGTCCTCAGAACGGTTCTGAAGCTCTTCAAGACCAGAAAGAACTACTGCAATCGACGCCTGTTTAATCGGGAAGCGAGCAGCCGTCATTGTATCGTTCAGTGATACGTTGAGGAACTCGTAACCAGAATAGAACATAAACGTCTGGTTTTGAGCATAGCGCAGCTCTTGCATGATCTCACGACCACCAGAGAAGGGCTTTGCTTTGCCTTTTTCACGCAAGCGAGAAAGAAGGGCGTTATTGTTTGTAATGTTATCTGCGAGAACTTTAGACCGATTTTCGAGAGTTGTGGTAACCACATCTCCCCAATCGACCGAAGCCACTAATGGACTTGGCATGTTTTATTCCTTTCCTATCCGCGTTGCGCTGCAATCGCGGCTTTGATGCTTTCGTGGATGCTCATGTTTGGTGGGGGTGCTTTTGTGCCGGGGTTGAAACCGGGACTAGGCGCTCCACCTACTGCCTTCGCCGCTGCTTTGGCCTTTTGAACAGCCTGCGCTTGCGACGGCGCTGAATTGCTTGGTTGTTGAGACTTAAGCAGGATTGCCCTTGTCTCTGGGTTTGCCCAACAAGCCTTCTCATATGCGTCCTGTAGATTATTGGCCTTTCCGTTTTGAAGAAGGATAGCCATATCTTCGCGCATATTCTCGAAAAACTGATTTTTAGGATCGGCGCTAAATCGTTCAATCTCAGAGAGACTTTCACGCTGTAACATTTTCTCTTCAAAAGCAGCCGTAGCTTGCTGGATAATGGCGTCTTGGTTTATCGCAGGGGGTTGATAGCCCTGTGAAGGCGCAGCCGCCGCCCCATCAAGGGAGACACCGTAGCGTTGCGCGTAAGCCTGTATGAACATAGCGGGATCAACATTGAACCGCTTGTGTATCTCATCTATGCCTGCGAGATAATTCGTGCGCAGACCGTTTTCGATCTTAGAGTAATCTTGAACAGCCGCAGCTAATGTTGTGCCGTTCTTTTCTGCATACTCCGCAAATTGCTTTAAACCACCATAACGCTTGAAGCCTTGGTCTATCTCTGCTTCGCGCTTGGCAATGCTTTCTTTAACGGCTTCGGGAAGCTCATTAAACGCAGCCTTTGCAGAAACTGACCAACCAGGAGGCGCTTTATAAACGGGTTTCTCAGTCTCATCGCTGCTTGCTTCAGCCGAAACTTGCTGATTGTCGGGAGCGTCAGCCTGTATAGGCTTATCCTTTGCGGCGAAACGACCTTTTTCGTCTCTACCGGCTTGCCTTGCTGGTTTCTCAATCGGCTCATCGGCCTTTGGTTCCGAGCTTGGCGCTTCAGCCTTTTCTTCAAGCTGCTTATCTCTTGCAGCCTCAATAATGGAGCGTAAATCTTGTGGTTCAGACGCGACTTCGCTTTCGCCCGTTGCCGGGACGTCAATAATCTCTTCATCTATCATAGTTCACCTTGGCCGTTGAAAAGCCGTTATTGCCAGGAAGCGCCGGTCTCTTTAGCGAGAGCAACGCCTTGTGCGCCTGGCTTGTAACCATTTCTAACCTTATTCACCGCTTGTGCTATTTCTTGCTTGCTTATCTGTGGACGCTTTGGCGCCCTAATATCCTGCTTATCGTTCCCCATCTCGATAACGCCAAATGCTTTGTATTCTTTACGCATGCTTGACTTGCTATCGTAATACTTGCCCGTTAGCTGTGATTGAACAACTCCCATCTCATCCTTGATGATCATAGGCGTCGCTAAATCAGAACGCTTATCGTTAAAATGAAAATGACCCGCACATTCGGCAGGCCACTCTTCTTCTAGCTTATGCCAGCCACCGCAAACGCGGCATGACCGCTCAGTCATTAAGACAGTCTTAGATTAGCAGCAGCCGTAACAGTGCCGCTCGTATATGTGGACACTCTCGCGCGGAAATAGCGCAAATCACATCTGAAAACCGTGGCAACTGCCGTGGTCGTCGTCGCAACCGTCTCAGTTGCAGGAGCATTAGGCGCATAACCAGAAACGCCAACCCAGTTCACATTGTCAGGACTTGCTTCATAGGTAATCGTGCAAGTCGTTCCAGCGCTAGATACATTGACAGCAACGCGCTTATAGCCCTGCGTATCGACAGAAAACAGATTGCCAGCCGCCGTAACGGAGCCAGTGACCGTGTAACCGTCACTAAGATTTTGTTCGGATTGTAAGAATAAACCGCCAGCCATGACTTAACCTTTGTGCATGTTTTTGAGCGTCTCA